ATGGCGGGCAAGACGAAAAACAGGAGGACCGGTGGATCCGGAAGCGTGTTCCAGGACTCCAAAGGACGATGGCACTTCCGCAAGGACATGGGAACCGACCCGACGACCGGACGCAGACGCCCGCCGATCGAAGCCACCGGCATGGTGAAAAGCGAGGCGCGCGCCCGTTTCCAGGCGAAGATAGCGGAATGGGAACGGGACGGAAGACTGCCCAGCAAGGACGGCCCGAAAACTGCGGACTACTTCGAACGGTGGATGGAGGAGCACCGCGCGGCCATCAACCCCACCACATGGCGCAATGAATCCAGCTGGATGCGCACCATGAACGCCATCATCGGCGACATACGCCTCAACCGGCTCACCGCCAACGACATCAACGTCATGTGCAGACGTCTGCGCCGCACACGCAAAGGCAGGACCATCAACAGCTATCTCGCGATCCTCGGGGCCATGCTCCGAACCGCGAAACGGAACGGACTCATCGCATGCGACCCCATGGAAGACGTCAGACGGATGCCGGAGGACCGATACGAACGCCCCATCCTCGACGACGCCGACCCCGCGAAGGTGATCGAGGCGGCGCTCGCCGACCCGGGGCGCATGGCGGCCGCGTTCGACGGTCCGGACGAACGCGAGAAATGGGCCCTCATGTTCGAACTCGCCTTCACCACGGGCATGCGGCCGGGCGAGAGATACGGCCTGATGCCATACCAGCTGGAATTGCGTCACGGTGTGCCGACCATCAACGTGTGCCAGCAGGCCAAACCGATACCGTCCAACGCCACGATCCCGGACTGGATGGCCGCCGAACATCTGGACGGGGTGATCTGGCTGACCAAACCAAAGACCACCAAAGGCATACGCACGGTCCCCATCCCGCAGGGCCTCTGGGACCGGCTCTGGGCCCACATCGTCAAATGGGGCATACCGCCGCACGGCCTCGTGTTCACGAACCTCTACGGGCGGCCCGTCAGACGGGACAACGAGGAGAAACGCTGGCGGCGCGCCCTGCAGGTCGCTGGACTCCCATACGTCGACATCTACAGCGCCCGCCACTGGCTCGCCACGGAACTCGCGGCGGCGGGTGCGAGCGACGAGCAGCGCACCGCCATCATGGGCCACACCGACATCCACACCACCAGCGTCTACACGCATTGGAGGGAACGGCGGCTCGCCGAGACGCTCGAATCGGCCATACCGAAACTTCGCGACGGAGCGGAGCAGTGAAACCCCGCCCGCCAAGATTACCAAAATGTGTCAGGATTATCCAGATTGTGAAGAAGCATTGACGATACCGCGCGCTCGCCGGTAGTTTGAAAGCAGGAGCAAGGAGGTGCCGTGGACGATGAGCATGAAGACAAACGCTTTGACCAAGGGAATACGCAGGGGGGTATCCCTCGTGATGACGCCGAATCCGACAACGGAATTCAACCGAATCAAAAAAGGATAGCGGGAACGGACGTGGAGACGTCATCGGCCAGACTGATCATGACGTCGATGGGCGAGGCGACCCGCAGGACGGTAACGGACGACAGGCGATAATAGGCGCGTCGCTCTGGGACGGGCCGACCCCGTCGCCGGAGGATATGGCCGGTTTCAAAACCGTCGATCCGACGTTTCCCGAACGCATTATGCGCATGTCGGAAGAAACCGTACGTACCAAAAACAAGGCGATGCTGCGCTCGGCGACGATTGAATCATGGGCGGTCCTCATCACATCCGCCAGCATGTCCGCACTACCATGGGTCATCTGCCTCACAGGTGCTCTCAACGGCAACAACGCTGCGGCCGTCATAGGCGGCATCGCCGGTCTTCTCGCCTCAGGCTCAAGCCTGGTACAGGCGATCAGAAACAAGAAAAACGATTAAAACATCCAAACCCCGGCGCTCGCGGTATGCGGACGGCCGGGGTCTTGGGTTCATTTGGCTATGTTGTGCGCCGTGTAATATTCGAAAGCGGAGTCGAATGATTCGGTGAACATGCGTCGTAGGATTTCCATCGCGTCTACGTATGCGGTGCGGGAGGATACGCGAGATGTGCTCCAGAACAAGGCTCGGTACACGCATGCCTTCCGCGTCTCGAAGTTCTCTTTGTCTAGGGTGTATTCGTCTCCGAAATATTTCGAGAAAGCCACTTGGTCGGAGTCGCTGGTGTTGAACGCGGCAAGCTTTGACGACAATTCGCAGACGGCCTGCAATCTGGAGAATGCATCTGTTGTGGAGAAGTATCCGGGAGCATGCAGCGCCAATCCAAAGACGAGTTTGAGCATGCGTTTGGACGATCTGATCTTCTGCACTGCGCCAGGCAGTTGAGAGATCGCGATGATTCCGGAGTTCAGATTGTTGATATGCGCAATCTGGGTTTCGGTGAGGTCCGGCATGTTCTCCACGAAGGAGATTACAGTTTTGTCACTGGCATTGAGCTGGATCTTGTCGAACCATGCGCCAAGGACGGAATAGTAGACCTTCTCCAGTTCTGCGCGTTTAAAGCTCGAACATCCCGTCCTCGCAAGGAACGCCTCGGCTGGAATCCGGTCGAAGTATGTGCTCATCGGATTGTCCGGAAGCGCGTTGATGATCTCCCCGGCTCGTAGCTTCTCCTGATTCTGCAGGACCTTGAAATAGTTGCGGATCTGTGCGGGGTCAGCGGCTTGCATTGTGTATACGGGGATGTTGTATGCGTTGAAGTTCATCTGGATGCTGCTTGGCAGGTCGGAGAATGCCAGGCGTTTCGCCCTGTGCATGCGAGCGAGCCCGTCGGGGTCGGAGTCTCCGACGATGCGGTCGATGATTTCCTTGGCTTGGTCCGATGTCTTTTTGCTGAGCTGGAACCAGTCATCGTAGCTGTCGAGCCATTGCCCGACGTTGCCGCCCTCCATGAATCGGAAGATGGTGGTGAGGCGTTGCTTGCCGTCCACAAGTTCCTGCCTGGCGTTGCGCTGGTTAGGCTGGTTGAGGTAGTTGATGACGATGTTGCCGATTGGGTAGTTCAGGATGATGCTGAGGATGAGCTGGTCCTTGTACTCGTTCGACCAGATGTATCCTCGCTGGTAGTCGGGTGACAGGTCGAGGCCGTTGGCCCTGACGTTCTTGATGGACGCGATGAGCGAGATGATGGGCGTCGCTGATGGAGTGATGTTCAGCTTCTGGAAGACCACGTGCCGTTTGCGGGAATTGTAAGGAGTTTCGTTCATATTTATGACTATAACACATTGCTTAGAATCTAAGCTATAAAAACTTTTAGATTCTAAGGATTGATAGCTGGAAACATTGAAAATACGGTGATAAGTACTACTGTGTGTAAGCACATGAAATATGTAGAATCTCTAACGTTCCGGCATTCGTAATATACGAGTGCCGGGGATTTCTTCACTGCACGCATACGCCGGAATCATGAAGCAGCTGCCGGTAGTCGTTCAACACCTGGATGGTGACGCCCAATTCCACGGCCATCATCCACGTATTGCCCTCGTACACCGTTTCGGCCATGCCGTAATCCACCGGCGATATCAACGCCAACGCGGTCTCCCTACGGCAACGGCGCTCGCATTTGATTCCGGCTTGGCTGCCGCATCCTGGGTCATGGTGTTTGGCGTGTATGAGCTCGTGGCACAATGTGCAGCGGCGTTGCCTCGCGTTGAGCTTGTCGTGCAGGACGATGAGGCCTGGCGCGTCGCAATAGTAGCCGTTCATCCCACGGGGCAGGCAGTCCTCTTCGACGCGCAGGCCCATGCCCCCGGCCCGCGCGTACAACGTGTCAATGTCAGTCGTCTGGCATCTCGCTTTCCCAATCACAGTTGGTATCCATGCTGACGGTTTCCGTCCTTTATATCTGCTGATTGTCCATCAGCCCACTGTTGCGCATGATGGTCGTCATCACGTTTGTCGGAGCTATAAGCAGCGCCACTGGGTTTCCGTTTCCCGCTCCCGGAGCGTTGCCACAGGTGAACATCGCTGAATACTCTTCGCCGGAATCCATGTGTTTTGCCAAACGTGCAGCGTTCTGCTTGTTGACATATCCGATAAGACCGGCGTTGGGTGCGTGAATCGCCACGGCGTTGCGATCATACTGGTTGCCCGGTTCCCTGACAAGCATTGCTGGTCTCAAAGGACGTGTGTCGGCGGCCCGTAGGGCTTCCTCGTAGTGGGAGCCGCCACGAAGGGGGCAGGTGAAAACGCCGAGCTTGTATATTTGCCCTGAAGCTTTGTTCGGCAGTATCCCATTGGGTGCTTCCAATACAAGTTGACCGTTGAACAAAGCAAGCTTCAGATTTGTGTTTCCATCGCCGGATATGGTGACTAGGTCAAGCTGGTGTTCCGGTGGGAGGAAAGCGGAACTGTGGATTGGGACATACTCCTTCAGTCCCCTGACCGGATGCAAGCATCGCTGATCTGGCTTTCGGCGGTATGGGGTCTCCATATAAACGGAGAATGTCGGGGTATCCTTCGAGGCGGCGTTCGTCTTACGCGCGTCTTTTTCGGTTACTACTTCCCTAAAGGTGTCGCCATCCCGCACCAAACGACGATCGTATTCCGTCGTCCTTCCTGGCTCATTGCCGTTGTCCGCGTTTATTTGTTTTCCGCCGGATAACGCAATTGCGACTGCGATTCCGAGGATGATGAATATTATCCATGCCATCACGATCTCACTTTTCACTCACGAGTGTTTCCGTATCAAAGGAAATGTCTATTTCTGTGTTTTCGACAATGTCAGTCATCCGGCGTCTCGCTTTCCATGTCACGATTCTCATCTATGTTTGCGGCCACGTCATAGTCTTCGGGGTGCGCGGCGATACGGTCGATGAGATCATCGGTGATCTGGGATTCGCGCTCGCGGGCCTCGTAGGCGCGGGCGGCGACGATGATCTCATGCAGTGTGGTGACTGGGTCCACCTCGCAGACCTGGCAGAGCAGTAAAAACTCTGAGAGCTTGATTGGTGCCTTTCTGCCCTTTTCAATGTCACTGATTCTGACATGACTCACGGCATTGTTCATCATGTCGGAAATTGTTCGATATGAATATCCAGAATCAGCAATGATCTTCGCTGCTGCTTGCTGGGAGGCGTAATCAAACGCCGTCCATTCGTACTTCGTAGCCATGTGCACAACGTTAGCACATGTTGACACGCCGCACTTGCGTAAGTTGGCTGCATGATGCTCATCGCCGCGCTCGCCAAGGCCACGCAGGCCATCGACCAATACAACCACGGAAAGGAGTCGAAATGAACAACGAGATATAGCCCTTCGAATTCGAAGGCAACAAAGTACACACCATGCGGGATAAGAACGGCAATCCACTCTTTTGCGCGAAAGATGTCGCAATCATTCTCGGTTACGCGAATCCAAACAAGGCAATTTATTTGGTTTTGATGGATTCTTCGATTTTGATGCAGTCGGCCCACTCGTCGATATCGACGTCCTCGTGCGATGCCTCGAACTCGCCTATGATATCCGGGTCCTTGCTGAGTTCATCCGCATCGACGATGATCTGTGACAGCGGCATCTTCAAGGCATCCGCGATCCGGTGCAGCTGCTCATAGTCGGCAACGGTATTCAAATCAAATATCTTGCGTAGTGTACTATATGGCACATTTGATTTCTCGGCTAATGCCGGGCCTTTAATCTCTCTTGTTGCCATCGCCCGTTTGATTGCTATCGATAATGCCTTTGATTCGATAGTTGGGATCTTCTTTCCTGTTGCCATAATTAGAACTTTAGACCCAATTGGGATATAGATAACTCATATGGGACACGCCGAAGTTGACATGGGTCATATGTGACATACCATATCCCATATGGGAACAAATAAGCTCGATTCACAATATCTGGGAAAAGCGATGAAGTCTGCAATAAAGCATGCTGGGCTCACGCAGGATGAAGCCGGAATCAAGGCCGGCATTCCACGCAACAGCCTCAACCGCAAACTCAACGGCGGAACATTCAACTTCGACGAGCTTACCCGCATCAGCCAGGTCACCGGACGCAAGCTCTCCGACATCATCAAAGACGCCGAAGCGCTCGCCGACGCATGAATCGAAAGGAGAATCCGAAATGATGACTACCAAGAAAACGATGATTACCGAAATCGATCTTTATAAGTTGACGGACAAGCAGTTTCAAGCGCTCGGCGAACTGCTCGGGGAGGATCCACTGGAGATGGGCGCTCTCGATGTGCAACCGATTCACGTGGTGTATTCGCCAGGACAAGATCTCACTGTGGTCAGGTACATGAAAATGCGGCAGATCAAAGGCAATCAACTCGGCCATATCCTCGGCATCACGACCGGTGGTACGGAGGAACCAGTTTCATCACGATTCTAAGGAGAATCCAATGAACAATGAAATCCAGAAGTTCGATTTCAGGGGCGCATCATTGCGCACCTTGACCGATGAGGCGGGGGAGCCTTGGTTCGTCGCCAAGGACGTATGCGACATCCTCGAACTGAACAACGTCACTGAAGCTCTTCGTCCTCTTGATGATGACGAGAAGAGTAACTTCAGAAATTCTGAAGTTGCTCAGAATGGAGGTCGTGCGCCTCTCATCATCTCTGAGCCAGGCCTGTACAAGCTCATCATGCGCTCGCGGAAGCTGGAGGCCAAGGAGTTCCAGCGTTGGGTGACGCATGAGGTGCTTCCCCAGATCCGCAGGACCGGCGGCTATATCCCCACCACAGACGCGGATGATGACATGACCATCCTCGCGAAGGCCGTGATGATCGGTCAGCGCACCATGGAAGCGCAGAAGCGGAAGATCGCCGCCCAGCAGACGCGCATCGTGGAACTGGAGCCGAAAGCCCGGTTCGCGGACGCCGTAGCCGCGTCCGACGGCACGTGCCTGGTCGGCGAGCTCGCGAAGATGCTCCGGCAGAACGGGATGGACATCGGCCAGAACCGGCTGTTCCGTCTTCTTCAGGCTGACGGGTATCTCGGCAAGTCCGGCTCGAATCGCAACGTGCCGACACAGCGTGCGATGGACCTCGGCCTGTTCCGCATCAAGGAGACCACCGTCACCCATGCGGACGGGCACACCACGGTCAGCCGCACTCCGAAGGTCACGGGCAAGGGGCAGCGCTATTTCATCGACCGGTACTGGGGTCGCGCTCAGCCGTCGTTGGAAGCGGGTGCGTGATGTCAGTCGATGACTCTTTTGTGCCGTGCCGTATCGACAAGCCGAATCCGTTTGAAGTGCTGTTCGCACTGATTTACATGGGTGTCGGAGTGTTCTGTCTGATTGCGGGTCTCCGGCGGATGGAACGCTGGGAGATTCTTTTCGGATTCGCGATGTTGATGGTTGCATCGCAGGCATCCAACAGGTTTCTCGCGCGCAAGCGACTCTACGAGGACTGCTTGGTGTTCTACAAGCCGTCGGAAGTCACCCAGGAAGTTGAAGGAAAGATGATCCGGACGCGACAAGCTGACGGGCACCCTCGGAAAGAAGCGCTGAAATGAATGGTTTTGCTATCTTGTTCTTCAGGTTCTCCCATACAGTGGGTTTCTCGGTCTGTGTCTCCGCCATGTACAGTACGCCAAGCAGGGCTTGCAAGGAGATTCTCAGGTCGAATTCTTTCCCGGCTATGTATTCGTCGAGGTTCCTTCTTGCCTCAGAGATGAGGTCCAGTACATACACTCGCAGCGATGTTGGCAGACTGTCGTCCTCTCGTACTGCCTTCAGCGCTTCGTCCAGGAATTCGGAGATTGTCTTGTGTGCTTCTTCGGCAATGGAGATCGGTAGCGATGGCGACTTGTCGGCGATGATTTCCAATGCCTGTGCTTCAGCCGCATCCAGAGTGATATCTCGTTGTTGGGAAGTCGAGAAACCGGCCCAGTATCCGCTTCCTGAAGAATTTGTGTACGACTCCCATAGTTTCTGCCATATCTGTGGCATGACGCTTTTCGTCGTGCCCAATCGTCTGACATTCATTTTGATCAGATTGTCCAGGCATGTTTCGGTGTCATGCATTCGGCTGAACGATGTGGATATGCCATCGTCGAAGCCATCGTCCCTTTCCTCGATTTTGAAGAACTGCAGCATGTACTCGGCTGGGTTCATTGATTCTTCTCCTAACTGTTCGGCCCGCACGTCGGAAATGCGGGGTGACACCGAGTTTAGGAGAGGGCCGGGCGGTTCTCCTGACGCCGCCCGGCGTCACACACGCAAAGGAGGCGCGTGATGGTCCCGCGATACGAGCTCGAGGATGCGAGCCGTGTGCCGTTGAAGGACAGGCTCGCATGGACGATCCCGCAGGCCGCGAGCCTGTACGGCATCGACTACGACGGTCTGCGACAGGCCGTCAACCAGGGGGACGTGGACACGTTCCGCCCGCCAAGCAAACGAGGGACGCCCTCACGCCGCCACATCAGGCGCGAGGAGATGGACCGGTACGTCAAATCATTGGAGGAATAGACATGGAGAGGAAACCCAGCAGGGAAGCTGACATCGCGCGAAAACATCCGCACGAACGCCTAGCGACGCTCGTCGCGCTGGTCGTGGCGTGCGTGACCGGCACGCTGCTGTTCGGCTGGTGCGTGCCCGCGCGCAGCTGGCAGGCCGTGCTTTGCGCGGCGCTCATGCTCGTGGCGGTCACCTACCTGACGTACGTGGACACGCGCCATCATCCACCGGTCGAGGACTTCGACGACCCCGACCTGCCGTAGGGTCTTCCGCCGGCGTGCATGGTCGCGGACGGCGGCGGAGAGGGACGCGCATCCTCTCTCCCTGTCGCATCAGCCCTCCGCCGTCCGTCCGCCGCGGGTTCGAATCCCGCCGCCGGCTCTTGGCCGGACCGTCAACGCCGCCCGCATCCCCGTTCTTCGGTGCTCTTGGGAATGCGGGAACGATGGGCGCGTACTTTTCTTCGTCATGGCGTCCAGCGGTCCGGCCGCATCAACACACACAACCAGATACAAAGGAGGATCCCATGGATGAGATTCTGCCGCATTGGCGTTTCAGTCCGCACGCACCGGACCTGCCGCCGTTGGACAAGGGCATGACGAAACGCGACAGGATCGTCGCGGCGGCGTGCAGGGAGGCGATGAAGTCGAAGGAGTACGCGGCTTTGCTGAATCTCGAACGTCTCGGCGTGAGGTTCACGGGCCTCGTGGGCGTCTGCGTGCGGGAGGTCGCGCGGATCGTGCTGGACGCGATGCCGGACGACGCGGCGCACGAGACGGCACGGATGCAGTTGGAGCACATGGTGAAGACCAGGGATGGCGGCGAGACCATCCGCATCGTCAAGACTCTCGCCGTGAAAGGAAGGTTCTGATGGCCGGAGAGACAGTCATCACCATCGTCGGCAATCTCACCGCCGACCCGGAGCTGCGCACGACGCGCAACGGCAGGAGCGTGGCCGGTTTCTCGATCGCGTCCACCCCGCGCACGTTCGACCGGCAGTCGAACCAGTGGGTCGACGGCGACGCGTTGTTCCTACGCTGCAGCGCGTGGGGCGACCTCGCGGAGCATTGCGCGCAGAGCCTGAGCAAGGGCATGCGCGTGATCGCCCAGGGCAGGCTCACCCAACATTCATGGGAGGACGAACAGCATCAGAAACGCGCTTCCGTGGAACTGCAGGTCGACGAGATCGGCCCGTCCCTGCGGTACGCGACCGCGCAGGTGGCCAGGACGCGCAAGGCCTCCGCCGGCGCGTACGGGGACCCGTCGTCCGCCCCGGCCGGCTATACGGGCGGGACCGTCCAACCGCCGGCGTCCGACCCGTGGAGCGCGCCACAAAACCAATCAACCGAACCGGACCCCGAATTCTAAGGAGGAATGAATCATGGGCATCACCATCAAGGACCTGAACGTCGAGGACCTGCATCCGAACCCGGACAACCCACGCAAACGCATGGACGACGTGGCCGACCTGGCGGCCAGCATCCGCACGCAGGGCGTCAAGCAACCGCTCCTGGTCACGCCGACCGGACAACCCGACATCGACGGCCGCACGCAATACCGCGTCGTCATCGGCCACCGCCGTCTCGCCGCCGCCAAACAAGCCGGACTCGACACCGTCCCGGCGATCGTGGAGGAAATGGACCCACGCCGCGAACGGGAGATCATGCTCGTCGAGAACACGCAACGCTCCGACCTGACCCCCGTCGAGGAGGCCGACGGCTATCAGGGACTCCTCGACCTGGGCATGCAGGTCAAGGAGATGGCCCGGATGACGGGCCGCAGCGACAGGTTCGTGCGCCGACGCCTGAAGATCGCCGGAATCCCACGACAGACACGCGACAGCGCCCGCGACTTCGACCAACTGACCCTCGACCAACTGGACAAACTCACCGAATTCGAATCCGATCCGGACGCCCAACGCGAACTCGCCCGCGCCCGCGACTTCGAATGGACGTACCAGAAGCTCTCCCGCCAACGGTTGAAGACCGAATGGAAGAACGACGCCGCACAGGCGCTCACCTCCGCCGGCGTCGACGTGCATGACATCCCCGACGGGGAGCACTACTGGAATTGGAGTCCGCATGGTTATGTGTTCGGCCGTGTGATCAACGATCTGCGCAAGCCCTTCTGGACGGAGTTCACCGAGGACGAGCGCTGGCCGCAGGAGCTCGTGTACGCCGATGATGACGCGTTCTGCACGTACAGGCCGATTCCCGCCGACGAATTGGAGAAGGCCGAGGCCGACAAGGAGGCGTCGAGGGCGGCGAACGCGCGTCGCCGGGAACTCGACCGGCGGGCGCGGGAATTCGAGATGGTGGCGAAGTCGAGCCGTGTCGCATGGTTGAGGGACAACCTGCGCGTACTCTCCGGCGAGCGTGCGCGGGAGGCGACGTACCAGCTCATGGTCGCCGAGACCGTCGGCTCCGGTTCGAAGTTCCCGAGACTGGACTGCGGCGAGAACGTCGTCGCCACGCTCGTCTCGTTCGGCTGGAGCATGCCGGTCGCCGAGCGTGACGACGGGCATTGGACGTTGGAGTGCGGGGAGAACCTCGACGCCATACGTGACACGTTGATGGATGACCGGTCGCGGATCCTCGACGTGCTGGCGGCGCGCCGCGAATCGGACGCCGATTGGATGATGTGGCGCAACCGGTACGGGGTGGACCGGATGACCGTCTGGTACGACGTGCTGGAGCGTGCAGGCTATCAGGTGTCCGCCGACGAACGCAAGGCCCTCGAAGGCGAATACATCGACGAAAAGGACGAATCATGAGCTTGCAAGCATTGACATGGGTGATATACGAGGTGGGCGCAGATATCAAGTACTCGGATTTCCGCGTGCTGCTCATCCTCGCCGACATGGCCAACCAGCAAGGCAACGGCGCGTATCCGAGCCGCAGCACGATCGGCCGTCTGACCGGATACAGCGTTCGAACGGTGTCATACGCGCTGAAGAACCTGGAATCTGCCGGACTTATCCGCAGGGGAGACCAGCGCATCGTGTCCGGACTCGGCGGATACAAGCCGACCGTCTGGAACCTCAACATGGACAGGGATGCAAAAACTGCACCCCTCGAAACCAACGATACAGCAGTGCAAACAGACCGCACACCAGCAGTGCAACGAGGGGTGCAAAAAACAGGGGACAGGTGTGCAAACAGCAGTGCAATAGGCTTGCACAAGAACCCATCTAAGGAAGAACCGTATATAGAACCTAGAGAGAGTAACGCGCGCGCGAGAAAACCAACCCCAATACCAGCCGACTGGAAACCCACCGAGGAACACCAGGCGCTCGCCGACAGACTCGGCATCGACTGCCACGCCGAAGCCGACAAATTCCGCGACCGCGCACTCGACTCGGGAGCCCGCTCGGCCGACTGGAACGCGAAATTCCGCAACTGGCTCGTCAAAGGCAAGGAACGCGGATTCGCCACACCAAAAGATTCCAGCGCTCGCCGAAGGTTCACGTGGGGCAGCGAAGAGGTCAAACGGGTTCTCGGCCCGATAGCCTGCGAGGGCACGGACACGTACGTGGAGCTCGCGTGCAAGGTCGCCGACCTGCTCAACCAGGGCCTGGACCCGGATATGTTGCGCCGTCAGCTCGCGGACGTGTCCGACAACGCATGGGTCGAACAATTGTTCGAACAGGGGGAGGTGGCGTGAACGGCATGGACATCGCACGCATGACAAGCATCCTCGCGTCGGTCGTCCAAACCGTCGACCGATTGGAACTCGCAGCGCTCGACGGCGCGCGGCTCACCGCCGCCGACCTTGACCGCATCCGCGATATCAGACGCGACTGCTCGACCTGCGTCGGCCTGCTCGACCGTTTCGACGGGAGGGAACGCGAATGAACGCGGCGGAGAAGACCGAGTTCGAGAGATCGAAGCGTCTCGTCGCGCAACGGCAGGGCTGGCATTGCCTCCGATGCGGCGTGAACACGCATGGCGGCGCATGGCATTCCACGCATCACCGCCAGTCCCGCCGCTTCCACGACAACGGGCCGGCGAACCTGGTGCGCCTGTGCGGTTCGGGCACGACCGGCTGCCACGGGTGGGCGCACGCCCATCCGGCGGAGGCGCGGAGGCTCGGCTACATCGTCCCCGGTTGGGCGGATCCGAGGACCGTGCCGGTACGCGACTGGCGCGGCGTCTGGCTGTGGCTTGACGAGGACGGCACCGCCAGGCGTCTCACCCGAACCGAAATCACCGCATTGGACCAGTGAAAGGAAGAACCAACCATGAAACATGCGGCATCATGCGACGGCAAGCCCGAGGCGCTGCTGTGGCTCGACTTCGAAACCACCGGAACGGACAGGGAGGACAGCCTGCCGTTGGAGGTCGGCATGGAATGCACCGACGTGCTGGGCGAACATCCGTTCGGATCCCTGCACCGCATCATCCGCCCGACCCATCTCGACCTGTTGGGCATGGACCCGATCGTGTTCTCCATGCACACGGACAACGGGCTCCTGTTCGAACTGTTGAACGGCTCCGCCAGGAACGACTGCGCGCAGTCGGTCGCCAACGCCGTCGAAGAACATCTCGACTCCCTGTCGCAACGCTTCACGCTGATCCCGGCCGGAACGAACGTGGACTTCGACGTCGACTTCCTCAAACGACTCGGCCTGAACCCGGACAGGTGGCTGTCATATCGCAAGTTCGACCTGACCACGTTCCGCCGCTACCTCACGTTCCTGACCTACCCGATCGACCCGTACGGCGCCGGCGGAGGCCTGCACCGCGTCCGCGACTGCATCAGGCGTGACATCGACGACTACAGACGGTACCGCGAGATCCTGCGAAAAAACATGGTGGCATGAAAGGAAGAACCATGAAACCCACAACCAGGGAAACACGACCCCGCAAATGGCGCAAACCAACGCCATGCCCCATATGCGGCTGCACGCGCATCGGCTTCCAATGGATCGCGACCGCATACAACCCGATACTCCACACGACCCGCGCCATCTGGCGCGTCCAATGCCGACACCGCCAAGGCATCCTCATCATCACCGGACACAACGACCTCAAAGAAGCCATCCGCGCGTGGAACACGAGAGCCAACAAACACAGAAGAAAAGCAAAGGAACGGTGAACCAGTGAAAACGAAGAAAATCCTCGTGGACATGATCATGAAATGGCACCAAGCCGGATACTCAACCGACGAAATCGCGCCACTGGTGCCACAAATACCGAAACCCGAAATCCAAGCCATCATCCAACACCGCGAATAAACAAGAAACCCGACCTTCCGGCCGGGCTCCTGGCATCACCACCAGAAGACTACCACGCCGGAGGGAATCGAACAAATGTGCGAACCAACCAACGAATCCCAATCAACCACCAACACGACAACCAACACCACCAGCACCACCACCAACCAAACAACACCAGCGCTCGCTGACGTGTGCTTTGTGTGCGGCGGCCCGTGCCGCGTCGGCGACACGATGTGCCTCGTGTGCGACGGGCGGATGTGCGGCTGGCTGCTCGGCTATCCGTCATGGCTGGGGTTGTTGCGTGAATTCCTGGATTCGACCGCGCACTACGGCGGCCATCAGCCGGGACGTGCGAACCCCGCGTCCGCGCCCACCCCGGTCAGACTGTCGGTCCTCGATCATCTGCGTGAGGTCGAGGACATGGCGATCGCGTTGTGGCGCAGGCTGTACGCGCCGCCGGCGATGCCGTGGGCCACGCGCGTCACGCATCCGGGCCTGACGGACATGCTTGGCGCATGCGCGTCATGTCCGCGACTGCGCCGTCTGCCGGACATCGCCGACCACTACCGGCAGTGGGAGATGCTCGTGCGTCGCACGTTGGCCATCATCGACGTGCCCCCGGCAAGGCACGGCATCGGCAGGTGCCCGAACCCGCTGTGCGGCGTCGAACTGCAGGCCGCCGTCGACGCGGTAAGCGTCGCGTGCCCGATGTGCGGCAACACCTACCGTGTGGTGGACGTGCGGCTGGCGTTCCTGCGGGAGTGCATCTCGTCCGGCCGCACGTTCACCTCCGGCGAGTGCGCCGAGCTGCTGCGCGAATGCGGATTCAGCTGCAACGTGAACACGATTCGCTCGTGGCGCAAGCGCGGCAGGCTCCAGCCGGTCGGCAGGAACGGGAAGGGGCGGCCGTTGTACAGGCTTTCCGACGTGCATGGGCAGGTCGTGCGGCACGGCTCGATTTGACATGATCGAAAGTGCAACGCATAATTGTCAGTGGATTAGAGGGTTCAAACCGAGAGCAGACGGTTTGAACCCTCTTCATATCCACCTCGGATTCTCCTAACTCCTTGGGTTACGTACCCGTCCTGTCCGAACGGCATATCGGACACGCTCCGCCCACTCACGTCAGAGTGGGCATACACCAATAGCGGCAGGCAAGCCAATCCCGCGACTCACGTGATGCGGTGATGCTCAAACCGCCTGTCCATGCCTTCGTAGGAATCAACGGCAGGTCGCACCGGTCGTAGATCTTCGGATCCTCTTCCTTACGGCCGCGTGTATGCGCGGGTTCGAATCCCGCCGAAGGCGCTCACCTGTTCTTGCGGGGTCTTCCTCCGCCGACGCCGCGTCCGGGACGCTTCGCGTTCCATTCGTCTATCGTCGAGGGGAGCCAGCCGCGTGTGCGGCCTATCATGGCGTCGGGTTCGGGGAGCTTGAGGTTGAGCAGGCCGCCGCTGGTTATGCCGAGGCGTTCGGCGACCTGCTTGACGCCGAGGTATTCAGTCGCCATCGTTGCGCCTCCAGCCCGCGAACAGGCCGGCAAGCCCGGCGGCCACGGCGAATCCCGCAGCCCCGTAGGGTTGTCCCGCCGATGCAAACATGGCGGATATGACGGCGAACAGCATGCTCATGACGCCCAGTGTTCTTGATTTGCTCATGATGTTCCATGGAATATAGGATTGGCGGAGGGGTTCCGGCTAATAGGTCTAGCCGGAACCCGTTCTACTTCTTTCCGCTGTGGGGGATTGATGTACAAGGTATGCTCCACCTCCGGTTGCCCACACCTGGTCTCCTCCGGCTCGCTGTGCGACGAATGTAGGAAAGCCAAAGACAAGCGCCGTACACGAGGCCGCAATCCATACACGTCGAAAGCGCATCGCCTCGCACGCGCCCGCGTGCTGGCAAGGGACCCGCGGTGCGTCTGTCCCGGCGACGGGCCGGACGGATGCGGAAGGCACCATGGCCTATGCGGTGCCCCCAGCACCATAGCCGACCATTGGCCGATTGAACGCATCGAGCTCGTCGAAGCAGGCCTGGACCCCAACGACCCGCAACGCATGCGCGGCCTGTGCAAGCGCTGCCACGACAGCAAGACCGCGAGGACGAAACCTTCAGGCTTCAACAACAGACAAAACCTCAGCTGACACACACAGGCTTCGGCACCAAAACAAAACATTCCATCGAAGCCAAGCCAACGACGCCAGCCGCTCACGTCGAACGACACGAAAGACGAAAGCGACCAAGTCTTCTCGATTCGATTCGCGACTCATCGCAGCAGCAAGCGAGTCAAACAAAAACCGTTGCAAAACAAACGGAAGCAAACCATCAAAACACCCACGGGGATACCCCCTAAAAGTTTGGGTAGTGGAACCGCCGGAGAGCTGTCTCCGAGGTGCGGAGAGTTCAAAAGTTTCAGAGGGGGCGGGCGAAAGGCCCTGCGTCCCACAGCGAAGGAACGGCGCAAGGCCGTCCGACGATGGAGGAGCCATGCCAAGAGGAGGAAAACGCGTCAGGTCTGGCCCGATGCCAGATCCGTCGAGCGGTGCCAGCGAACGCAGGGGATACACCCTGCGCAGCCTGCCGAACACCGAATACAAGGGCCGTCCGCCGAAGTTCCCGCTTCCGCCGTATGTGCTCCGCGATTTCGACAAGGACTCGCAGGAATGGGTCGAGGACAGGGCCGGTTCGGAATCGTGGAACGAGCGTGAGTCCGAGTTGTGGAGGCAGTTGTGGCGTCTACCGCAGGCGCGCGCGTGGAAACAGCCACAGCTGAAGTATCTGCATTACCAGATCGCCTCGTATGTCCGCGAATGCGTGGTGTGCGAGAGCCCGTCGGCCAAGGCGGCTGACGTGGCCGTGAAGATCAGACTCGAGGACCGAATCGGCCTGTCCGAGGCCGGATTGCAGGCGCTCGGCTGGAAGATCTCCGAGGACAACGTCGACATGGCCGCCCACGAGGTGCCGGCCACGGACGCGGAGGCATCCGAGAGCGGCATGAACACCAAGATCGTGCAGTTCCCGCGCCGTTTGAGGGCGTGACATGGCCGACGATTGGATCATCGACTTCCCGACGCTCGCAGACCTGCAGGACGCGTGGGTTCGGCGTCACGTGCGCCAGCCGGACGGTATTCTCCGCGGCAAGCCCTTCTGCTGGTCAGATTGGCAGTTCTGGTACGCCGCACACCGCTGGAGGGTGCGCGGGGACGCGGAATTCATCCCGCCCGAAGAGGTCACGGTGGACAATCCACTGGTTCTCAACCAAGCCTTCCAATATCGTCTGACCGGCTGCATTGGCCCGCAGAAGACAGGCAAGGGGCCGACCGAAGCATCATGCGCCATCCTCGAAGCCTGTGGTCCCGTCGTGTTCGCCGGTTGGGCGAAGCCCGGCGACGTGTACCGCTGCTCCGACAACGGCTGCCCTTGCGGATGGGTCTACCATTACAATCCGGGCGAGCCGAAGGGCATGCGCCATCCATCGCCGCTGATACAGCTGACCGCGAACTCCGAGGACCAGGTGCGCAACGCCTACCGTCCATTGGTCGCCATGATCAGGCTTGGTCCGCTGAAACAGCTGCTCAAGGTGCGCGAGGGGTTCATTCGCATCCTTCGTCCCGGAATCAACCTTGACGACGATGATCTCGATCTCGACCGTATCGACGTGGTGACCGCATCGGCAACCAGTCGCTTGGGCAATCCGATTTCTGATGCGGAACAGGACGAGGCAGGCCTGTACACCAAATCGAACGGCATGCTCGACGTGGCCGACACCCAACGCCGCGGCGCCGCAGGCATGGGCGGCAGGACGCACTTCTGGACCAACGCCTACGACCCGGGGGAAAACAGTTACGCCCAACAGCAGTTCGAATTGGGCAGTAAGGACGTGTGGATCTTCTACCGCAACCCAGATTTGAACCCGGACCTGCGGCACAAGGACGGTACGCCATACAGCTTCAACAACCGGCGCGAACGCCGCAAGATCCTCGAATGGGTCTACGCCGGAAGCCCGTGGGTGCCTTTGGATTCCGTCGAAGCGGAGGCCGAGGCGCTCATGGAGAAGGATCCCGCACAGGCGGAACGCTTCTTCGGCAACCGAATGGTGCAGGGCGGTGGAGCATGGCTCGAGGATGGACTCTGGGAGAGCTGCTATGCAGGAACATGAGCTTTGGCTTGAGAACCCGCCGAAAGGCACCGAAGTGTGTCTTGGATTCGACGGATCTGAGAACGACGATTGGACATGCATCAAGGCCGAGACGCGCGAGGGTTTCATCTTCACGCCACGGTACGGCGAGGATCGCCGTCCGACGATCTGGAATCCGAAAACATGGGGCGGACGCATCCCGCGCAGCGAGGTCAATGCCGCCATGGACGAGCTTAACGAACGATACAAGGTTATTCGCGCCTACTGCGACCCCGGTTTCCGCGACGAGGTGTCGTGGGAATCGCAGATCGAGGCGTGGGACACGAGATACGGCCTGAAGAAATTCATTCCCTGGGCGATGAGCGGGTCGAGCCGCATCACCGCGGTTTGGGAGGCGTTGAAACGCTTCGAATCCGACCTGCAGCATCATGCGATCACGCATGACGGGTGTCCGATCACCATCACGCACATGCGCAACGCGCGCAGATTCGCCAAATCGGGCGAGCGTTACGGTTTGGGCAAACCGAAGCAGACAAGGAAAATCGATGCGGCCGTGACAAGCGTGCTCGCCCATGAGGCGGCTTGCGACGCGCGCGCCGCTGGCTGGGGCAGGAAACGCAAGGCGTACCTGCTTACAGGCTCCACCACGAGGGGGTTCTAGAGATGATTCGTACCGCCGATGACGTGAATCGCATGGCGAATCTGCTCGCTCTGAAGATAGAGAACCGTCGGCCGGACATCAGGAAGCATACGGATTATGTTCGCGGCAAACGCGGCACATTGAAGTTAGCGTCCGACGAGTTCAAACGCTACATGGCCGACCGGTTCAGCGGCTTCGCCGACAACTGGTGTCTGCCGGTCGCGCAGGCACCAGTCGAACGCATCCATTTCAGGGGATTCATTCCGTATGACGATCGCGAATTGGATTCGCATGTGATGCGGGTGTGGGAACGGAACGACTGCGACCGCAAACTGCAGGAGACGGCGCTGATGATGACCACGACCGGACGTGCGTTCGGTCTGGTCACGTCGATGCCGGACGGCAGGGCGCGCATCAGCTTCGAGCATCCGGACAGCGCGGCAGTGCACTACGACCCGCTCACTGGCGAGGTCGATGCGGGGCTGCTGGTCCGATACGACGAGGAGCACGAGTTCGGCACTTTGCTGCTGCCGGACATGGTCTTCGATGTGGTGCGGGTACGTGCGGGCGGCAACGATGAGAGGAATCGTCTGCCGCCCGGCGTGGAAGGCTGGCGGTTCGTGCCGGACTCCGCGCGCGTGAATCCCATCGGTCGAGTCCCGTTGGTTGAATTCCGCAATCAGATGCTTTTGGACGATCTGCCGATCAGCGATGTGGAGCAGGTCGAATCGATGCAGGACGCCGTCAACGTCTGTTGGGCGTATACGCTCAACGCCTTGGATTTCGCGTCCATGCCCGCGAGGGTGATCCTCGGCGGTGATTCACTGTCCGAGCCGGTCTTCGACAAGGTCACCGGCGAGCAGGTAGGCGAACGCCCAGCGAACCTGGACAAGCAGGTCATGGAGCGCATCATGCAGATCACCGGCGATAATGTGTCGATTGGCGAGTGGACCGCCAGCAACCTGCAGGCTTTCCTGCCGATCATCCAGAAGGCCGTCGAGCACATCGCGGCCGAAACCCGTACGCCCGGGCATTACCTGCTGACGAACGCCGAGGTGCCGGCCACCGGCTACGAGGTCGCCGAAGCTGGATTGGTGAGCAAGACGCTGGAGCGCATCAGCTTCATGCGTCAGCCGGTGCGTGAACTGTGCGAGATGGCCATGATGCTCGAGGACGACAAGGAATCCGCCCGGATCCTCGATGATTCGAAGGTCGTGTTCGCCACGCCGCAATACCGCAGCGAGGCATTGATGGCCGACGCGATGCTCAAATACAAGCAGCTCGGCTATCCATTGCAGTGGATAGCCGAGCAGATGGGCCAGAGCCCGGAAGACATCAAACGCATCATGCGCATGGTGGACGACGAGAGCCATGACCCTGAGATGGCCGAGATAGCACGCAGCCTAAGGGTCGGAGGTGCATCTGATGACGGTGACGCTGGAGAGCCTGTCGGACAGTCGGAACGCTTTGGCCAGACTATGCCTGCTGGCCGTGAGGGCGGCGGACAAGGCATGGAAGGGCGTGGATCCGCTGCGGGTGCGTGACAGTTGGAATCGGACGAACGTCGATTTCATCACGCTCTTCGCCGCCCTGCAGACGCGTGCGGCGAGCGATGCGATGGACTCGTCCACGTTGATGCTCGCAGAACAGGGCGATTACGTGCGTCCCGATGGCGGCATCGCGAATCCACTCGCCTTCGGGGCCGGTTTCGCGCCGAGCGGCATCGACCTCGAATCATATTTCGACATTCCGGTCACGCACACATTGTCGGCCATCAAATCGGGACTTGACCCGATAGACGCCATGCGGTCCGGACGCCGGACGCTCCGCCAGATGGCCATGCAGGCCATCGAGGACACATCCATCAGCGCGATGGGCGTCAGCATCACCCAGCGTTCCGGTGTCGGCTACGTGCGCGTCGAATCACCCGACTGCTGCCCACGATGCGCCATCCTCGCCGGAAAATACTTCCGGCACAACAACGACTTCCTGCGCCATCCGAAATGCCACGGCCGCACCATACCATGCAAAGGCAAGGACAAGGCCGAGAAACAAGGCTGGATCACTGATCCGATGGACCGCTTCAACCGTATGAGCGAGGCGGAGCAGGACGAGCTCTTCGGCCACGCCGACGCGCAGGCCATCAGAGACGGCGCCGACATCTACCAGGTCGTCAACGCACACCGAGGCATGCGGCCGGTCGGACGCGGCGACATCCGCATGACCACGTCCGAAGGCACCAGCCGATACGGGTGGAGCCGCATGATCCGCAAATACGAATACGGACAGCGGCAGCGGCGCAGGCTCACGCCGGAAGGCATCTACAGCTTCAATCTTCCCCGCGAGCAGACCATTGAACTTTTGAAGCGCGAGGGCTACATCCTGCCAGACAAGTGGCGTGAGCAAGTGCCGGAACTCCGCCGTCGGCAGTGGCTCCACAACAACGAATGGCGTCAGGGGCGGCATGAGGAGCTGACCGCGGCGCAGAAGCGCCTCGAGAACGCGCGACTCCGCTATGAGGCCGCGCTGGACGGCCGTAATCCTTATCAGCCCAGCAAACCGGTTACGCCGGACGTGCTGGCCAAGGCCGAGAACTCGTATCGCCGCTGGCTTTCCAGCAACGGCGAGATTTACAACCGATGAAAGGAAAAACACATCATGTCCGATGGGCAGCAGCAGGACCCGAACAGCAATGATCCGGGCGCACAGAAGCCGACAATCGACTGGCACGACAAGTTCCTCGGCCAGAAAAAGGTCAACAGCGACCTCGAGACGAAGCTCAAGGCCGCCTACGAGAAGGCCGACCGCGTGGACGAGCTGGAGAAGCAGGTCGCCGACTGGGAGAAGCGCGGCACGGAATTCGACTCCGCGCAGGCCACCATCGCCGGACTGCAGAAGCAGGTGCTCCAAGCGAACGTCACAGCCGCCGCAACCGGCAAGCTCATCAACCCCGGCGACGCATTGAAACTCATCGACTTCTCCGACCTGACCGCTGACGATCAGGGCGGATACGACCAGAAGGCGATCGGCGACAAGATCGACGCCTTGGTCGCGGCACATCCGTATCTCGCGCAAGGCGGGAACAATGCTGGCCTGACGGGAATCATCCCACCGTCGGGCACCCGCGATGGCGATCATCAGACGGGACAGCTTACCAGGGACGATCTGAAGAACATGACCCCGCAGCAGATCGACGAGGCACGCCGCAAGGGCCGTCTGAATGACCTGCTCGCAGGCCGCAGTAAGTAAGGAGGCCAGCAATGGCAATCACCAATTTCATCCCCGAGGTATGGTCCGCCGCCATCCTCGAAGCCCTGCGCGCGAAGCTCGTCTTCCCGAGCCTGTGCAACCGCGATTACGAGGGCGACATCCGTGAGGCCGGTGACACCGTGCACATCACCGGATACAACGACGTGACAGTGCACAAGTACGTGCGCGGCCAGGCGATCACCGTCGACGATGCCACGGATAAGGAAGCCGCCGTGCTCAAGATCGACCAGTCCGACTATTTCGCTTTCAAGGTCAACGACCTCGACAAGACTCAGGCCAAGGCCGATCTGACCGGAAAGTTCACCAATTCCGCCGCCTACAACATGATGAAGAACGTGGAGACCTATATCGCCAATCTCATGGACACGGCCGTCGACACCCCGGCGAAGACCGTGGCCGTCGGCACTCCTGCAGACGCGTATCTCGCCGTCGTGGAAGCCGGACGCAAGCTCGACGTGCAGAACGTGCCCGACGAGGGCCGCTGGCTCGTCGTCAGCCCCGACTTCTACGCCTTGCTGCTGCAGGACTCCCGCTTCATCGAAGGCACCGAAGCGGGCCATAATACTCTGCTCAACGGCGTGGTCGGCCAGGTGCGCGGCTTCACCGTAGTGAAGTCCAACAATGTGCCGCGCAAGTCCGCCAGCCCGGACACCCAGTCCATTCTCGCCGGCACGAACGCGGCCGTGACCTTCGCGCAGCAGGTCAGCAATGTGGAGGCGATGCGCATGCAGACCGACTTCGCCGACATGGTGCGCGGCCTCGACCTGTACGGCGCCAAGGTCATCCGTCCAGAGTGCCTGACCAAGATCACACTGAACCTCTCCACCTCCACCAGTCGTTCCATGCAGGACGCGACAGCCTCCGTCGTGAGCGATACTACCGAAGACAGCGATGGTGAAGAGGCTGCTGCAGGCAAGAAGAGTGGCAAGTAGTCGAGCCCGATGATCGGAGGCTGAAATGACCGCACTGGCCACTCTGGACGACCTGAAGCGTAACGGAATCGAAGTGACCGACGAGCAGACGGCATTCAGTCTGCTCGACTCGGTCTCCGAAGCCGTCCGCTCGGCCGCCGGGTGTCCGATCACGCTCGGCGAATGGACAGTGGACCTGCCAGGCGAACAGTCCAGGAAACTCGACCTGCCATGCCGTGCGGTGCGCGACGTGTCCAAGGTGCTCGTGGACGGGCAGCCCATCGAGGATTGGAAACTCTTCGGATCCTCTCTCTATCGGGAGGAGCCATGGAGCACCTTCGGCGGCATACCGTCGACCGTGACGGTCACCTTCCGCGGCGGCTGGGATCCGATACCGGCCGATATCGTCAGACTGGTCTGCTCGTATGTCGCCGCCGGATTACATCAGCTCGCGGATGGTGGCCCCGGCGCCCACGCCGGCATCGCCTACGAGCGGCTTGATGACGCGCAGGTCGGCTATACGCATGATGGCGCCCAGATCGACGCGACCGAATTGTCGGAAGCGACCAGACGCAGTCTGCGCAATCGCTTCGGTGCGAACGTCAGTTCGATTGGAGTGTTCCGATGAGAATCAGCGCATCCTTTCTCGCAAAGGCCAGAGCCAACGCGGAAGCGCTCATGACCGACGAATGCACAGTGGTGCGTCCAAGCGGGCCTGTGACAGACCCTGCCACAGGCGAGGTCAAGCCCGCCAGCACGCAAGTGTATTCGGGGTGCTGCAAGGTGCAGACCTCCGGTGGCCTTGCGTCGGAGAATGTGGAAGGCAGTGCGGCGCAGGCGATGGGCGCCGTCTCATTGGTCTGGTCATTGTACATCCACTTTCCTTTCGGCACCATGCTTCGTAATGGCGATCTTGTCACGGTCACGAAGTCGGCGAATCCGGAACTGGTAGGCCGTCGCTATCGCATGATCTCCCCCCAGTCGGAGAAGTCGTGGGCGACGGCCTGCCGGTGGAACGTGAAGGAGGACCATGAGCGGACTGTTCGACGCTTCGCAGTTGACAGCCTTCGGCGATGCGCTGCTCGCTAAGGGAGTGGCTCGCCGCGCTTTGATCTCCGCTTCGGTGAAGAAGGGCGCGCAGAACGTCAAGAACTCGATTCGCGACGACCTGAAAGGTTCCGGCAACAAGGCGTTCCGCAGCATTCCGATCACCTACACGGTGAGCGAGACGCCCGGACGCATCACCGCCGAGATAGGCCCTACCAAGGGTGGAGCGGGTTCGGTCGCCAACCTCGCGTTCTTCGGAACCGCGAAGGGCGGCGGCACGCACCGGTTCTACGAGCATGGCGAGGAAGAATTGCCGAAGCTTGCGGAACACATCGCCAAAGCCGCTGTGGAGGTGGTCTGAATGGCGTCGATCATGACGTTGACCGACGCCATACTCGACCACATCCCGCAGCCAGCGACGGGCTGGGCCGTGTACCGGCAGACCGCTCCGAAGCCGACCGACAAGCCGCCGTGGATCATCGAGACGGTGACCACGACCGGTCACATGGTCGGCGAGACACAGCGCATCCAGGGCGGCATCGGCACGCTGCAGGTGCGCATCGTCAGCACAACCGCCGATTCCGTCAACGTGCTGGCGGACGATCTCATGATCCCCGCGCTCACCGGCCTACACGCCGACATTCCCGGTTTCTCGACCGGATGCCTGACCCTCGCCGTCGATTCCGGCGCGTATGCGGCCGGTTTGACCGCCGAGGACACCAGCCTGCTCTACCAGTGCAGGCTGCTCACCTATCGATTCATCTGGAGCCGCAATGTGTGAAAACACTCAGGAAAACGAATCATCAACCAATGAGGCCCCGGCCATGCAGGCCGGGGCCTCCGTCATCGAGGAGGAGTCCATGACACTGCATCTTGGCACCGACATCCCGTCGACACCAGCCGACGGCAAGGTCAACACCATCTGGGTGCCGACCATCGCCGACATCAACAATCCGAAGCTGACCGAGATCCAAGCCGGCACGGACATCAGCAACTACGTCACCCTGGGCGGCTGGAACTGCAGCCCGTCTCAGGACACGATCAACGACCAGCGCGAAAACTCGACCATGGACTTCGGGAATCCGGGCCGCAAGAAGATCAGCGGCTCGTCGATCGAGGTCATCGACAACACCAACACCGAGCACAAGGCTCAGAACGTGGCCATGGACACCCTCAATGAGGGGGTTGATGGCTTCTTCGTCCGCCGATACGGCAAGGACACCGCCGCGGAGTTCGCCGTAGGCGACGTGGTCAACGTGTACGCGGTGCGCATCGGCATGAGAGTCAAGGACGCGATCGCCGCCAACACCGTGCTGCGCAGCAAGGTCAACTTCGCCGTCCGGGATCCTGGTTGGGCGGAGGACGTGAAGGTCATCGCCTGATTGATTCTTCCCGCATCGGACTTTCGTTCCTTTCGCCGGTGCGGGACCCTCTTTTTTCTCTTTTCCGGCAAAGGGACATGAATATTAGAGCGAAGGAACAACAATGCTTAAAGTCACCAGACGCACGCGCGAGGTCGACATCATCCTCAACCAGCAGATCGCCGAGGACATCGCCAGATTGGGTGATGCGCTGGCCGAGGAGACCACGCGCGAACAAATCACGGAGGCTGGGACGAACCGGCAGGCGAAGTCCACCGCGCGGCGTATCGAAGAGCTACGCGAACAGGCGGATGCGGAGACATTGCGGCTCACGTTGCGAGCATTGCCGGTAAGCAAGTGGGCGCAGGCATTGGCCGCGCACCGCAATGACAACGGCACGAACGACATGTTCGGCACCGCCGCCGCGGCATTGCCTCTCATGCTTGATTCCGCGACCATCGGCGGCAAGCCGGTGGCCGACGAAGACAAGACAGAACAGGCGTGGCGCAATCTGTTCGACGAACTCACCGATGGCCAGTTCACGCCGATTTGGCAGGCCATCGCAGAGCTGAACGGCACCGCAGCGGACCCAAAAGCGGCATTCGACCTCGCCTCGCAGGTTCTCCGCAATTAGTCGAGGATCTTAAGATCTGCCGCCATCTCGGCATCAGCTACAAACGTTTTCTGGGCTGGATGCCGAGCAGGGGTGATGAGGTCGAATGGGATGAGACGGAGCGTAATTGGATGCGCTCGTTGGCGGAATACGAACGTTCGTTGTGCCCATTGTGTGGCTTGCCGCGCTCGATCTGCCAAGACCCGAAGGCCGAACTTACATTGCATGCCGAAACCAGCGTCTGCTGGGCCACCGCGCACATGCAGCAAGCCATGAAACGGTGGACTGATACGAATGGCAGGGACAATCCGGCGGCGAACGCGTTGACCGCGCACCTGACCTGTTGACGTTTTTGGAGGATGTTTTGGCGAAGAATAAGAACATCGTCATCCGGCTGATGGCAGACACAGCCTCATATGAGGCGGCGATGACCCGCGCCGGAAGCACCGCGAGAACGGTCGCTTCGGGCATGGAGAACACCGGACGCAAGTCCGCGCTTATCGCCAGTGGTATGACCGCTGCAGGATTGGCCGTGGCCGCTTTTGGCGTGGCTGCGGTGAAGATGGCCGCTGATTTCGACCAGCAGATGAGCACCGTGCAGGCGAACACCGGCGCGACCAGCGCCCAAATGGACCAGCTGCGTGCCGCCGCCATCGAGGCCGGCGCATCGACCGTCTATTCCGCTTCGGAGTCCGCCGACGCGATCAATGATCTCGGCAAGGCCGGCATGAGCGTCACGGATATTCTCACAGGCGGCTTGTCTGGCGCTTTGAATCTGGCCGCTTCGGACGGCATGGCCGTGGGGGATGCCGCCGAATACATGGCCAACGCGTTGAGCATGTTCCACCTGAAAGGCTCTCAGGCTTCGCAGGTGGCCGACACGCTCGCGGCTGGCGCCGGCAAGGCCGTCGGCAATGTCTCCGATTTCGGCGAAGCGTTGAACAATTGCGGCGCGCAGGCGAACAGTTTCGGCATGAACGTGCAGGAGACCACCGGCGTGCTGGCCCTGTTCGCGCAGAACGGCACCATCGGCGCCGAGGCCGGCACTCAGTTGAACAGCATGCTGATGAAGCTGGCCGCGCCGTCCGCCGAAGCCGCCAATACGATGAAGGAATTGGGTATCAGCGCCTATGACGCTCAAGGCCATTTCGTCGGCATGGCGAATTTCGCTGGCCAATTGCAGAAGGCCGAAAAGAACCTGACCGACGAGCAACGCAACCAGGCGAACGCGACCATCTTCGGCAGTTACGCCATCAAGGCCGCCAACTATCTTTACGAAGCCGGCGAGTCCGGTGTCAACAAGTGGACGAAGGCCGTATCCGAAAGCGGTTACGCCGCCGAGCAGGCGGCCGCGAAGAACAACAATCTCAAAGGTGATCTGGAGAATCTGGGCGGTTCGATGGAGTCCTTGATGATTTCCGTCGGCGAGGGCGCTCAAGGGCCGTTACGCAAGATGGTCCAAGGGTTGGATACTCTTGTGGATGCGTTCGCCGGTCTGCCGTCCGGCGTGCAGCAGACCATCGTGGTCATGGCGTCTTTGGCCGGCGTGCTTGGTGCGGTGCATAAAGCCGCAGGCAATCTCAACGGCAGCACCAGCATCATGGCCAACAACATCGGGCTTGCGATAGACCCGATCCAACGAGTCAAAACCGCGTTGGCTTCCGCGCAGGCCGCATTCCAGATGTTCAAGGCGTCCTCGATGAGCGCTTCCGAACAGATTAATGCTTTCGGGACCTCCGTCGGCAAGGCCGAGTTGAAGACCGCTGGTTTCAAGGCGATCGGCAGCGGTGTCATGAGCTTGCTTGGCGGCCCGTGGGGCATCGCGCTGACGGTGGCCGGAGCGGCGTTGTCGGCTTTCATTGATCACCAGCAGAAGGCCAAGGAAGCCACGGAGCAATTGCAGTCGGCTTTGGAGTCCGGCAGCAGTATCAGCGAGACCATCGCCTCAGCCTATCAGAAGATGAATTTCGCCGGTGCGGACATGACGCATTGGCTGGGCGAGGCGAAAATCAGCCTGACCGACATGACCAGCGCGGCCATGGGCAACAAGACCGCGACCGATAAGGTCAACGCCGCGTTGAAGGAATACGGCAAGCAGGGGCATTCGCAGATGGTCGTGGCCCAGAAGATGCGCGACAGCATCAAGGACGAGGCCAAAGCATATCAGGAAGCCAAGGAGCAGACCAAGCAGAAGACCGCCGCGACCAAGAACGCTGTCGATGCCGACGGAAAGTCGGCGTCGGCCGCGAAGGATGCCGCCAATGCGAACAAGGAGCTTGGTTCCTCCGCTTCGGACGCGTCAAGCCAAATCGATGATCTCGTCAAGGCGCTGTTCGGGTTGGAGTCCGGCAACCTGACCGCCGACCAGGCGGTCGACCAGCTGAACCAGAAGATCGGCGAACTGTCGAACACCTGCAAGGACAACGGCATGGTGTTCGACCAGAACGGGGATCTGCTTGACCGTTTTTCCGAGAAGGGCACGAAGACCAAGCAGGCTTTGGAGGACATCGCCAGCAGCGCCCAGAATGCTGCGGAGAAGATTCTCAAGCAGGGTGAGACCACCAATTTCAGTAGCGGTGAGATCGAGCGTGCGAACGGCGTGCTGCAGGATGCGCGTGATGCGATCATCAGGCAGGCTGAAGCCTCGGGTATGAGCGAACAGGCCGCTAACGCCTTGGCGGACCGTTGGGGTCTGAGTTCCGACAGCATCAAGGCTTCCATCGACAATATCAAGAAGACCGCCGACAACAGCAAGGCGAAGCTTGACGTTGACGATTCCAAGGCCAAGTCGAAGACTGATGAGGCGAAGAAGAACGTTGATTCGGTCAATAAGTCTAAGGGCACAGCGAAGCTCGATGCCGACGATAAGGCTTCCGGCAAAGCCAAGAATGCCGAGAAGAACGTCGAATCCGCGAACAAGTCCAAAGGCAAGGCCACTCTTGACGCGACAGACAAGGCTTCCGGCAAGGCCGACAACGCCAAGAACAAAGTCAAGTCGATCAACAACACCAAAGGCACCGCGAAGCTCGACGCGACAGACAAGGCCAGCGGCAAGATCAACGCGGTAAACGGCAAGAAGCTCAACGACAAGAACGCGGAACTTACCGCGTCCGACCATGCGTCCGGCAAAATCAACGCGGTAAACAACAAGCGGCTGAATGACAAGAAGACCACGCTGAACGCTTCCGACAGGGCGTCCGGCAAAGTGGATGCCGTGAACAGGAAGACCATCAGCGACAAGAACTTCACTGTCAGGGTCACCGACCATGCTTCCGCGACCCTGCGAAGCATCCAGAATTATCAGATCGCGGACAAGAGCTTCACCGTGACCGAGCATTCCAAAAAGGCCGGTGGCTATACCGGTGGAATGTTCACCGACGGCACCTTTCAGCAGTTCGCTGGAGGCGGCATATTCTCCGGCTACGTGGATCCGGCATGGGCGCCCGGCAATGGTTTGAGCGACAGCGTGTACCTGCTCAACGCGCGTCTCGCCGCGGGCGAGTACACGCACCGCGCGTCTGCCGTTGATTATTACGGGCTTGAGAACATGCGCGCCATCAACGAGATGCGCATTCCACGAGAGGCGTTCTCCACCTCTCGCGACATGCCGGTCGTCGTCAAGGTCGAAATGCCGGCAAACTCGGGGCAGACGGTGGTCAACATGCCGCAGAAGATCGTCGTGGCCGACCAGCCGAGCGTCAGCGGCACGATCATCGGCCGCGAGGTACTGGCCGCAGTAAGGAGCGGAAGATGA